CCAGCCCTCTCCTTGCCATGCCCGGCCTCGCCGATCCAAGCCACGCCTCGCCTGCCATGCCTTTCCTTGTGTTTGCCTTGTCGCGTGCCGGTCATTCTTTTTTTAAAAACCTTTCAAGCGCTAACCTTATTATTTCCGCCTGGCTAACCTTCATTTCAAATGCCGCCCGCCTTAGCTGTTCATGTAGCTCAACCGGCATTTGAAAAGTCATAGATATTTTTTCCATCCTTACCACCCCCTTTTTATTGAACTATATATCAATGGTTTCATGATGTCAAGTAAAAAATGATATTTTTTTTGCCCCGGCGAACCAGGGCAACCAACATCAATCCTTGAATGCCCAAATTAACGCCACCCCCCAGCCAATAAACGTCCACCCGAAAAACAGATTGGTCAACGCAATCGCCGGAGCGTTCCTATGACCCCTCGCCCGTGCTACTATCCAAGGCAAAAAGTATAAAATTAACAAAAAAATTGCAAAAAATATTTCGTTCTCTCCCATGCTACACCTCCCTATTCAGGCCATTCATAATGATTGCCATCGTCAAAACGTCCACCCCATACTCCACCCAATGCTTCCCAATACTCGCCTAAACATTTATGATCCTCTGTCCTCGTTAAGTACCTCCCATCCTTAAAAAGATTCAAGTCAATTGCAAGCCTTCGATGATGCTTCGACCTTGTGCTACCATAAGGGCATCTTGGGTCTCTATATGCATCACCGAGCGTTACCTCATACCCAAGCTCAAAAGCCATGTTTATCAGCTTCGGAACCATCTTTGCGAACTCTGACTGTTTTTCTCTCAACGACATTTTCTATCCTCCTTCACCTCTTGGTAAAGTGCTCCCAATGCGCACAAATCGTAAAGCAAAATATCATGCGAGTAAAGGTTCGGCCCATAATACTCCCCTTCAAACTCAAACGTCACATCACCGTTTTTTATTTCTATTGACGGATTATACTCCCCGTCAAACTCAACATATATAGAATCGTTCACGTCTATCCAATAATATATNNTCATACTACCCCCTATCTNTCAACAACTCTCGTTTGCGGCATTGCATGATACTCCCTCGGCTTAATGCCAAGAAAGCACTTCCTGCAAAGCCAATAATTAGGCCATGTTACCTTGTTTTTACACCCAGGAGCATGGCACGTCCTCCTTGTACTTCCATGACGCTTTTTCTTGTCCTCGTTCTTTAAATTCTTAACCTGCGCCTGTCTCATTTTTTGATTGTCAAGATAGTTTTTCCTCTTGCACTCGTCACACACAGATGGCTTTCTAATTACTTTCGTCGCCTCCTTTCGTTTGTTCTCTGCCTGCCCTCCACATTGCTTACACTCTGATACTACTCTCATAACTTTGCATGGCTCTTTATGTACCGGGCATCGCTTTTGGTACTCCATCCTGTAAGGCACTTCTTTAACGCATCCGCAATCGTAAAAGTATAGTGTCAATTTGTACTCCTTTCTTTTGTGCAAGTGCTAAGAAAACATTTCGAGTTGTTCGACTTTAGGCTCAAGTGCATCCATCAGGTTTTTGACAGATTGAAGGTAGTACGATCTTTTTAGCTCCATGCCGATACCGCGCCTACCATTAACAACCGCCCCATATACTTCACTGCCAACCCCCATGAATGGAGTTAAGACAATCTCTCCGGGGTTTGAGTATAAAACGACAGACCTGTTTATCACGTCAAGTTGCAATGCATGGACATGCTTTTCGTCTTCATCTTCTCTTGCCTCTTTAAACGGTAGTACATTGCCAATCCTAATGTCATCCCAAAAAGCCGAAGCATATTGCCGCCAAATCCAATGAGAGTATCTATTTTTGATTTGATTACCTGCGTAACCCTTGTACTTTAAAAGCTCATGAGGTACTTCTCTTTCTCCTGCATACTCTAATAGTCCTGTCGGGTGTGCTATTGGTATAGGGTTTGATCCTTTCTTTCTAAACGCTAACAAGTAGTCAGCAGATGCAACACTACACTTGCTTGAATCATCAACTATGGTTTTGTGGGCAAGGTTTTTTGCCATTGTGCGATTTCTAACGCCTAAAGGTTCTTTCCAGACATGATACCTTCCGGTATGTTCAAACCAACCATGACCACATAATCCTTTACGCCTTTTTAATTCTGACCTCTCCTTGCAATTAGGGTTCCTGCATTTTACATGATATTCGATAATATCGCCGGGAAAATCCATTAAATTATCAACCCCTGTATTTCCGCTCGGAACATCCATACAGTGAACGAGCGTTATTCTGCCAGGCATCATTGCCCTGTATATCTGTTCAATAACAAAATCATAATGGCTAAAAAAATCCTCATAGTCGTCACAGTTTGACAAATCCCTTTCTGAGCTTGAATAATGATACAGTCCTCCAAAGGGCGGACTATAAATTGACATATGGATTGAGTTTTCCAGGGAGTGTTGCCATTACTGGAATGCAGTCTCCATTATAAATCGCAAACTTATCGTTTATCATTTGATCGTAAATATTTAATTCGCTAACAGCCATGATGGAACCTCCGCTTTTTTGTTAAAGTGTTGCAGTCGACTAATGCTTTCGGCATCGTTCATGTATTTAACAAGCATACTAAACATTTTATCCGCTTGTTCGGCCTTCCTCTCAAGGTTTTTTAATACCCTCATTTCTCCCTTGGTTGTTACGATGTCAACCGTGACATCATGTTCTTGTCCGAACCTCCAGCACCGCCTTGTGCCCTGGTAAAACCTTTCATATGAATGATCCGGGAAATATGTCATGTGGTGACAATTCTGAAGGTTAAGACCAAATCCTCCGATTGATTGTTTTGTAATAAGGTTTTCTATTTGACCGTCCTGGAAAGCAAGAAAAGACTCCTCCTTATGATCCATGCTGTCGCTACCCTTCACATGTACTGAGTTCGGGCAATGCTTTGTCATGTAATCACCTTCTGCATTGAGCGTGCACCATATAATACTTTGTGCCCTGTGCTTTTTTACAAGGTCAATCGCAAGGTCGCACCTCTCAACAAGCGTTGATTTTCTTTCTTGTCTCTGTTCATTAAGGCCTATAGCGGGTTCAATAAAAAGTTTGCCTGGTAACGGCCTTGATGCATCAACTACGTGCTCTTTTAAAATCAACTCTGGCAGTATAAATCCGTTATCATCAAACCCAAAGTCAGATGGTTTCCGACAAGCTCTTGCCCATGAACATATCCACTTCCAAAACCTCATTTCAGCATGTTTTTTAAATCTCCATTGTGCAGGAGGACCTCCGTTTCTTGCCCAGTGCCTCCTTGTGTCTATTGTGCTTTGTTGGTTTTTGAAAAATTTGTTAAGCATGTCCATAAACCCCAAACACCCGAGGGCCTCTGAGGATGTTCCGAGTTCAGGATAGTCATTAGGCGCAGCTGTTGCCGTGCATAAAAGTCGGTATGGAATCTTTCTCATAAACCGGATAATTTCATCTTTTGTTATCCCTTCCGGGTTTTTTAAAATGCTGCTTTCATCGCAAACCACCCCCGGAAAATCGTTTTTATCGAAAAGATGAAGTCGCTCATAGTTGGTTGCAACTATCCTTTTTTTAAACTTGCCATCTCTTGAATATTCACAATCAACTCCAAACTTTTCACCCTCCCTGACTATTTGTGGAGCGACAGCTAATGGTGTCAAAAATAAAACCGGCTTGTTTGTTTTTTCAACTATGTTTTGAGCCCAAACCAAGGCCATCGGACCTTTTCCCATTCCGCAGTCTGCAAATACAGCCCCCCTTCCTTTTCGTATAGACCAGTCTGTTAAATATTTCTGAAAATCAAATAGCCAATCGGGTATCCACAGCGGTTTAAATCCGTGGTTAAAATCCGATTGTGATTTCAGTTTTAGAAATTCTTGATAGTCCATCTTACCCCCTCCCAAATATCATCAGTGCCAGGGCAATAGCGTAAACCAAAGCCCTGGCGATTAACAGCATTGCGAATAAAATCATGATATCACCCCCAGGTCATACATGAGCCACAATTTATACAAGTCAAGTACGTCATAAACCCAACGGCCTTGATGTTTGTGCCACCACCTGCATACAACCTTGTCATCATCAACGATTGCACGCACATGGACTACCTTGTTATTAATGTTGCCTTTGTTGTAAAAAATCCTTAGTTTTTTGCCTGGTACAAGCATTTCTTGTAATTGAACGGGCAGGCCGTCTATGTTTCTTTCGTCTATTTGCATTTGTCTATTACCTCCGATTTCCACCAAGCAACCAATTTCAATACATTTTCCTCGGATTCATGGAGGCATCTATTTTGAAATAAGCTCCAATGACACATATCCCCGAATCTGTTATAAGATATGTTCATGTATCCCTGTGGTATTTCAGGAGTGAACGCCCAGCAATATTTACCTTGCCTCGGCTCTTCGGTTATCGGCTTTGGCAGGTCGATACCACGAGGAAATATCGTTTCTTGCTTGCGACGGAAGTTGTAATCAGGGTCTCCTAAGAAAATTATGTGCTTCCGTTGCATTTGATGCCAGTTGCTCCATTGGCCTGAGCTTGTGTCACACATAGAAGGTGATATAAAAACCTGTTCAAGTCTTTGATATTCCCAAAAGCTCCACGGTTCTCTATGGTTTTTCCAATCCTCAAAATACTGCCCAAACTCTTTTTCGTGTCTTTTCATTTCAACCTCCCAGGGGCAGTTTCCCACCCCCTTGTTTTTATTGTAGCTTTTCAACCAGCGCTTTCAAATCAGCGCAAAACTTGACAATCTCGTTGTGCATCTTTTCCTGATACTCAACATCAGGGTAAACCCGTACTTGAAACCACTTTGCGCCCGGATAATATGACACAAAATCGCACCATTTTTTACCCCAAACAAGCATATGACCTTGCACCTGGGGTATATGCTTTGTGGGCATTTTGTCTTTGTGAAGCGTTTCTATGTGCGTTTCACGTTTTGGGCATTTAATTTCAAGGCAACCCGGCGCACCAACTATCCCATCAGCAGAACAACCATACAAACCGGATGGATGAAACTGAAACCCAGGGACTTCGACATCAACCTCATTTTCCATCTCATATATTGCCCTTGCCTCCGGTTCGTATTTTTTCCCCCATTTCATATCATCAGATTCGAATGTTTCTTCAACCTCTTGAAATATGATTTCCGCTGCTAACCGGTACATATATTTCCATCGCTGGTCTGATCTCTTGCCTGTACCGGTGAAAATTTTGGCAAAGTTTGAACCGGTCGGAACACCCCTTCGAATATCAAACCACTCAGGACTTAGCTGTTCAGGACTTAGCTGTTCCATCTTTTTTCCCCTTCAAGATTGAAACGTTTTCTGTAACATGCTTGTAAATTTCAGAGGCCGGAGCCATGCCCAACTCTTTTTTGATCTGATCCTTGTTTTTAGTCCACCAAGCTTGAATGTCTTCGATGGTGGCCTCTCTATCGCAATCTTCAATCCATTTTGATATCGCATCTTGGTTGCTATGCTTGTTTGTTGCATCTGCATCTTTTGTGTCGTCTATTGCAAATAATCCGTTCATTGCATATT